GTGAGCCTCCTTTTGTGGATTTCCCCTATGAGGTCACAGGGGGCGGTTGGTACAGTCCTCGCGGAGTTGCAGAAATCCTCCTCCCTGGCGAGAACCTGTTAAACAAGCTCAAAAACTCCCTCAGCGACTATGTAGAGCTGGCCAACCGACCCGTCTTTGAAGCGCAGAATCCGATCTCGCTCAATACAGCGAATCTGAAGATGCAACCAGGTCAAATCCTTCCGCAAGGATTGAAGCCGGTTCAATTCAGCCAACCTCCATTCGACTTCCAGAAGCTGATGCTCGAAGAGCGTATGCTTGCGGAACAACGGATGGGTAGCCCTGACTTTGGTGCTGGTTCGCAGTTCCAAGTATCGGATCGTAAGACTGCAACTGAAATTCAAGCGATGCAGGGTCAAGCCGCAGCTTCCGGTGATTTACGTAATCGTATTTTCCGAATGAGCTTGTCTCACTTGTTCAGTCAGTGCTGGTCATTGTACGTCCAATACGCAAAGGATGACTTGATGTATCGGTATGCGGAAGATACTGGCTCAATGCCTCCAGAGGGTATCCACTCTGAATATGCAATTGAACCCAAGGGTGGACTTGATTTTATCAACCGCCAGTTTGCGTTGCAGAAGTCTGTAGCTCGGATGCAGATGTTCCAAAATAATCCTTTTGTGAATCAAGGCGAGCTGGTTAAATCAGTGCTTGAACAAGATGATCCCTCGTTGGTCCGCAGACTCTTCCAAGATCCGAACGCAGCCTCTGGCGATCAAGCTGAAGATCAAGCGACTGAAATCGCGACTATGCTTGCAACTGGATTCCCAGTCGCCATCAAGCCTAGCGATGATCACAAAGCGCATATATCCGTTCTGTTCGCATTCAACCAAGCGGCTCAACAGCGGCAACAGCAGGTCGATCAGAGCGCAATGCAAGTTCTGATGGCTCACTTGCAACAGCATTTGGCTGCGTTGGAGCAGATTGACCCGAACACATCCCGCGCAATCCAGAAACAGCTTCGTGATGCGGCTAAAGCTCAAATGCAACAGCAGGGACAGCAATTGCCTCCCGAAGCTATGCAAGCTCAACAAGCCGGTCCGATGCCTGCTTGATCGAACAATTTGACACAAGAGACTTGATGGTTGATGCCTTCATTAAGGAAGGCATGGCTGGTGCGGAGATCGGAGTGTTTGCAGGAGACTTCTCTGCCAAATTAAGAAGCAAGAATCCAATCGTGCTTTACTTGGTTGATTTATTTGAAGGCAAATGGCCGTCCGGCGACGTGGATGGAAACAACCTAAGGCATATTGACCTTCACGAATCGCTTGTAGCGTTGCACGACAAGTACCAGAAAGATCCAGTCGTAAAGCTTGTCAAGGGTGCGTCATTCTTCTTTATGGCTAGTTTGCCCGAGAATTTGCTTGATTTTATCTACCTTGACGGCGACCACTCTTACCCAGGCGTAAAGATTGACCTTGAGATGGCTAGGATCTTGGTCAAGCCAGACGGTTTAATTATGGGTCACGACTACTCAATGAATATGGATAAGGCCAAGACTAATTACGAGTTTGGGGTTAAGAAAGCAGTTGACGAGTTTTGTACAAGGCATAGCGTGGCAATCAAGGCTATCGCAAATGACGGCTGTACATCATTTTGCATAGTAAACACCAAATGAGAAAAATTAAGGCAATACTGGCTTTCATTAGGAATCAAGCCTGGGTAAATGAACCCAAGTGGAATAGTGAAGATGAGAAGGCTTGGACTGGCTTTCTTGGAACCCCATCCGGCAAGCGTTTAAGTCTTATACTTTTGAACCTAACTTTGCGTAATAATGCATCTGCAACTGAAAAGAATAATGCGGAACTTGCGGAGGCTTGTGGATATGCTAAAGGATTTCGTGGTTGTGTAGCGGTTCTTGAATCGCTTGCAACCGCAAAACTAAACTCAGCCATCCAAGACGGCATGGATGGGTCTGATGAAACTGCCGTCAACTAACCTACGCTACAGAATGACTCCCTGTGGCGCGGTGTAAGAAAGGGTCAAAATGGCGGAATTGAATAACCCAACCGAGGCAGAAGTCTTGGCTTTGGCTAGAGCAGCAGATGAAGGTGTGGATTACACGCCAGCACCAGTTGCTTCAGTTGAAACAAGCGGAACTGAATCGGAGACGGCCAGCGGAGATAACTCGGAGCAACCCGCGACTCCCGAAACCACCGAAATTAAATCCACATCGAATGATGCGGTGACGGATGAAGTCCAAGAGACTGAAACCGTTTCAACCAAAAGTTCTTTAACAGAGCAATCTGATGAACCCAAGTCAGAGTCGGCTTCCGAAAAGAAGCAAAGCAAGTACCAAAAGGCACAGTCTCGACTCGCAAAAGAGTGGGACGATGTCAAAGCGGAACGAGCAAGACTCCAGGCTGAAAGGGAAGCACTTGAGGCAGCCAAGACTGCAAAGGCTAGTCAAGTGTCTCCTGAAGCAGAGACAAAGGGAAACAGTCGCAAGTTTAGCGCGGAAGATTATCGGGAAGCAGCAAAAAGCTACCGTGATGAAGGCCGTGACGATCTTGCGAAACTCGCTGAAAACAAAGCCAGCGATATCGAGGTAGAGGACAAGAGAGCGTTTGAGCAGAAGGTGCAGACTGAAATGAAGTCTGCGTGGGATAAGAACCTCATGGAAGAGGTCGATTCCAACCCTGAACTCAAAGACTCTTCTACGCCACTCTACAAGGCTGTTTCACAACTGCTACAACAGCACGCAATCCTGCGGAACTATCCAGCAGGAATCAAGGATGCTGTTGGTTTGGCAAAGATGCACTTGAAAGCGGAGGCCGCCTCTGGCTTGGAAAAGAAGATTGCGCAGTATGAGTCAGAACTGACTCGACTGAGAAAAGCTACGACACCGGCGAACAGTCAGCCTTCGGCTCCTGCACGTCAAAAGCAGTTCCATGAAATGTCCAGCAAGGAACAGGAAATGGAATTGTTGAAGATGGCCGCAGAAGCTGATCGCGTCTAAACTCTGGTTCTAGCAGAAAGATAATACTAAAATGGCTAACGTAACTACTGGGTCTGTCTCTGCACAGTTTCAGACCTACTTCTCGAAACAACTCCTAGAACGGCAGATCCCCTTGCTCCAGATGGAGCAGTTTGCCCAAAAGGTTCCTTACCCGACGAAAACTGGCGGCAACAAGACCGTCCGTTTCTTCCGGTTTGACAACCCCAGCATCACCTCAATCACCACTCTTTCCGAGGGAACTTCTCCTTCGGGTGGAACCGGTGAACGTCAGTTGACCCTGACCACGGTTGAAGCGACCCTCGTTCAGTACGGCTCCAGCATCGTTCTCACGGACGTGTTGCTCGCCACCGAACTCTTCAACCACTTGGCACAGGCCACGAAGCAACTCGGCGAAGACGCTGCTCTGCACGCTGACACCCTGTCGCATCGTGCGTTGGTCTTGAACACGACTGACTCCACGAGTGCTGGAACAACCGTTTCTACTGCGGCTTATACCCGCTATGCTCAGAACGGAACAAACGGAACCAACTTCCAAAGCGCATCGGCGGCTAACGCCTCGATGACTGCTCTTGACTTGTTGGATGCCGCGACTGCCCTCAAGGTCAACCGCGCTCCCAAGATCAAAGATGGTTACGTACTCGTTGCCTCTCCTCAGGTCACTCGTGACTTGATGAACGACGACGACTTCCTCCGCGTGTCTGCTTACTCTGCTCCGGATGCTATCTTCCGTGGCGAAGTTGGTCGGCTCTTCGGCGTGAGCGTGATCGAATCCACAAACAACTTGACGGCTGGAACTGCGGCTTATGGTGTTGACACCACTGCCACTGGCTCCAACTACGCTTCCATCGTTCTCGGTGGGCAGGCCTTCGGCGTGCCTCATTTGACAGCGATTGCAGCAACCGGATCGCCTTATGCTCCTAAGGTAACGATTCTGGATGCACCCGACAAGAGCGACATCTATGGACAGCGCACCTATGCGTCGTTCAAGACGTTCTACACTGCCAAGCAGTTGAACCCTGCGTTCTACCGCGTGGTGTGGTCGAAGAGCAACTACAGCTAAAGATCCTAATGGGAACCATGCTAGTTATTGGTATGGGTCCTCGGAAAGCTGGGGAGGATAAAACCTCCCCAGCTTCTTCCAACGGAGGTCAAATGAACGAAGGAATGGACAAAGGTGGTGAGATGAAAATGCCGAAAGGCATGGTCATGTTGCCAGTCTCAATGCTTGAAGTTACAGATGGCGGAGAGAATGTTGGTCCTTCTGAAGGAGATCACGTTGAACTCAGCGGTGTTGTCCACATGGTTAAGAACGGCGTAGCCCACATCAAAGTCAATGACGCAATGATGGAAGGCGAATCCGACAATAATCAGCAAGACAATATGTCTGAAGAGGACAAAATGCGTAAGTTGGCACAGTCAGCCGACGAGGAAAGCTATAGCTAATGCCGATCTACCAGTACACCGACACCCGAAACGGATCAGTCGTTGAACTGGAGAAATCGGTTGCTAATAGGGATTCAGTTCCCAAGCACCTCAAGAGGTTTACTTTTCCACAACGTTTGGCAGTATTTGGAACCGGAGAATCCCCATCCGATCCCAAGCTGTCGAGTACATCAACAATTATGAAGGGGTACTACAAACAAGAACAAAAGCTTGGGAGTAGGTTCAAAAGCAGCTTCAGCGCGGATCAAGTGAAACGTGCCTGGGGTCGCAAAGGAGATTAAATATGGCCAGTGCATCACAAGAATATCGTCGTCGTGCGCAGCGAGCCAAAGGCAAAGTTATTGCTTTTGACACTGCGAAAGAAACTTCGGTGTTTGACATCACAACGCTTGCAACAACCGGAACTTTTGGTTCTGCTGCATCTACGGCAAATGGTTTGACCATTACCGTAAATGGAACTAACTATAAGATCCCATTGTTCACATCACCCTAATGTCACGCGCATTAGATAAATTCCAAGGTAACAACGGATTTACCGTTGGCACTTCTGGAACTGCGACATCAGGCTATTGGGCGATCCAGATGCTTGCCGATACCACGTTTACCACAATCAGCGGAAATTATGATGGTACGCTGACTGGCATAACAATTGGTTCCGGAAACATCATCTACGGCGAGTTTAACAGCTTTACGGCTGGAACTGGCCGAGTGATTGCTTACAAATCAGCTTAATGGAATTAGCAGTCAACCCGCCAAAGGTTCTATCCCTTGGCGGGTGATTGCATTGTGATTATATGCCAAGATTATCCTTAGGTTTGGGCGTGCAGACTATCCGCAAGATTAGTGGTGGCGGAGGAACACCGTCATTCGGACTACCAGCACAAATTATAGTTTCTGGGGCTGGAGTTGCGAATG